AATCCTATGGATGTCGTAATGACTAAAAAAGGAAAAGAAGTAGAAATACAAAATAAAGTTAATAGTATATCTGAAGAAGCTATAGAAAAAAAAGCCAAGTTAATTAAACTTAATAACTATATGGCGTCTTTGTTAAAGAAGAAACTATTATTACCAATCTCTTTAAAAGAAGTTAAAAAAGGTGTAACTGCCGCTAATGTAGAAGAAGCCAATTTAGGTAAAGGTTCTAAAGGTGTAAATTTTACTTATAAAAGGAGAACTTTAAAATGTAATTTATCTATAGATAGAAATGGTTTATTTGATACTGGAGAATTAGCATTTGATTTTTATGCTGACGATACTGAAATTCATGTTCAAGCCAGAAGTTTTAGATATAGTATTCCAAGTACAGTAGTGCAAACAGATTTAACACCAAAAGGTAGACAGAGTGGTGCAAAACTTGGTAAGGCATCTACAGAAGCATTAGATCCTTTTTTAACTAAATTAAGATTAGCAAGACCCAAATCACCAACACAACATCCTGAAATCGCAATGGATGGTAATTTTACAACGAAGCAAATTAAGTACTGGAAAGATTTGCATAAGAAACTTAAATCAGTTACTATACAAAATGAAAAAATAGAATTAAAAGGTAATATAAGTAACATCTTTGCACTTGTGAATAAAAATAAAAAGAAAGCAAATGTTCTGGGCAGACTTACATCTAAATTGGTAGTAATGGAATGGTTATGGATTTATGCTGAAATAGATAAAAAACGAAAATTTAAAGATTGGTTAAGTGTATTGTATTATGGTGCAAAAAAAGAATTTTCTGAAACTAACGGACCATTTATAAAAATTTATTAAAACTCTTATAAATATATGAGGAGATATTATGGCTCAACAAGTAGTTAAAAATAAGCGAGATAAGATTAAGCACGTTACTTCCATTGGACATTCTGTAAGAAGTAGACCAAAGAATAAGAAGAAACGAGTAAGTTGGAAAAGATATAAGGGACAAGGGAAAAGACGATAATGGCAACAGTCTACACAAAAGGGCTTTCAACAAATGCTCGAGCATGGGCCGATCTTGATTTAGATTTCATAAAACATCCTGTCACCAAAGACATCACAAGAAAGACAGATGTTGAAGCAGTCAAACGAGCTGTTAGAAATCTCATAATGACAAACCAGTATGATAAACCATTTCATCCTGAGATTGATGGAGGAGTAACTCGACACTTATTTGGTTTGTCAACAGCTCACACAAAACACGATATCGCTGAAGCTGTTAGAGTTTGTTTAGAAAATTATGAACCAAGAGTAATTGTAGATGACGTAGTTGTTTCAGGAGATTTAGACAAGAACGGGTTTAATGTTTCTATACATTTTTCTTTAATCAATTCACCACAACCGATTGAAGTTGCTTTATTTCTGGAGAGGGTAAGATAAATGGCAAGCAATAAATTAAAAGTTACAGATTTAGAATTTGATGAGATAAAAACTAATTTAAAAACTTATCTTAAATCACAAAGTCAATTCTTAGATTATGATTTTGAAGGTAGTGGTATGAATGTTATATTAGATGTCCTGGCATATAATACTCATTACATGGGATTCTATGCAAACTTACTTGCTAATGAAATGTTCTTGGATTCGGCTTCACTTAGAGATTCTGTAGTTTCTCATGTCAAACATTTAAATGTTATTCCAAATTCTGTTACAGCACCTTCTGCTCTTCTTGATATGACATTTTCTCCTTCTAATTCTCCTACTTCGTTAACCATCGCAAAAGATACAAAATTTACTACAAGTATTAGTGGAGTAAGTTATACGTTTACAACAACTGAAGCTAAAATAATTTATCCAGTTGGTTCATCTTATTCTGTAACAGGTTTACCAATCAAAGAAGGTAAAATTTTAAATAAATCATATACTGTTAATTTGGCAAATACAGCACAACGATTTATTATTCCAAATCTAAATATTGATATTTCTACTATATCAGTACAAGTTCAAAATTCTGCAAGTGATACAACAGTAGCTACATGGTCAGATGGTAATGCATTAGATGTTACAACTATTGCTTCTTATCAAAAAGTTTTCTTTGTACAAGAAATAGAAGGTGGAAAATATGAATTACTTTTTGGTGATGGTTCAGTTGGAAAAGAGTTAGCTGATGGTAATATTATTTTTATTGAATATCTTGTTACAAGTGGATCAGCTGCTAATAAAGCATCTTCTTTTACTGCTGTTGGTTCTGTTGCTGGGTTATCATCTTCTAACTATACAATAACAGTTACATCAAATGCAACGGGTGGATCAGCAATTGAAACAATTACATCATTAAAAAATAATGCACCAAAATTATATCAAGCACAAAAACGTGCAACTACAACTGAAGATTATAAAGCTATTTTATTAGGTGAACGAACTGATATCGAATCAATTAAAATATATGGTGGTGAAGATGCTAACCCAGCTGTATATGGTAAAGTGTATATAGCAGTTAAACCAGTTGGTAATACTGCTTATAGTATAGCAACAAAAGATGCAATAAAAACTTCTATTCTTAAAAAGACAAATGTAGTTACTGTAACACCAGAAATTGTCGATCCAATTTTTTATTATTTGTTAATTGATACTACAGTTAATTATGATCCTGTTACATTATTGACAAATGAAGATACTTTAAAAGCAGGTATTAGTAATTCAATTACAAGTTATTTTACCAGTAGCTTACAGAAATTTGACCAGAAATTTCGATATTCAGTATTGACACAAACAATAGATGATACAAATAGTTCTATACGAAATAGTAAAACATCTATTAAGTATCAAATGGAGATTGCCCCTACAACATTAGCAGTAGCTGCCACATATACTATGGAGTTTAATAATCCAATAACTAAAGGAACACTTACTAGTACAGGATTTACAGCTAGTGATGGATTTACATATACATTGATAGATGATAGTCTTGGAAATGTTAAACTCATACGGTCAACATATTCTAGTAGTACGGGACTTATGACAGTTGATAGTCCAGCAGTCTATATGACTTTAGTATCTGGTTCACAAAATCTTGGTACTATAGATTATGATACTGGTACAATTGTTTTAAATAGTTTTACTCCTTATACAATTTCTGATGCAAAGACATATATTAGAATGACAGTAACACCTGGAATTAATAATCAAGATATTACACCATTAAGAGAACAAATATTAACAACTGATATATATGATACAACCGCCGTCAATATTACAATGGTTGCTGAAACAATAATTTAATATGGCCAGTAATCCAAACATACCAATACATCCTTCGTTTGATGAACGTATATCTGTTCGTGTAGAAGGACAGTTACCAGATTTTGTTAAACAAGATCATCCTACTTTTGTAGCTTTCTTAGAAGCATACTATGAGTATCTTGAGCAAGTTGGTAAGCCGTATGAGATTATTGGTAATTTAGATAATTATTTTAATATTGATAAGACTGTTGATGATTTCTTACAATATTTTAAAACACAGTTTGGTAAAGATATTCCAGAGGCAGTATTTGCTAATTCAAATAAGCCTCATGTAATAAAAAGACTCCGTGATTTTTATCGTTCTAAAGGTAGTGAGAAATCTTTTCAGTTTTTATTTCGTTTATTGTATCAAGAAGAAATTGAATTTTATTATCCATCTGTTGATATGCTTCGTGTATCAGATGGAAGATATACTAAAGATAAAATTTTAAGATGTATTGATACAAGTGGTAGTTCAGCTATTTTTGATTTTACTGGTGAAACAATTACTGGTGGAACATCTGGTGCGAAAGGTATTGTTGAATTGGTACTGAATGAACAGATAGGAGCCTTTGTTGTATCTACAATTTATCTTTCTAAAGTAAATGGAACATTTACAACTAATGAAACTATTACAGATGGAACAAATACGTTTACTCTGGACAGTATGGTAACTGGGTATACGATAACAAATCCTGGTAATGGATATAGTATAGATGATAATATTGCAGTAACAGGTGGTGGTGCAGGAGCTGTCGGAGCACAGTTTTTAGTTTCATCATTAACAACGGGAAGTATGACTACAGCGACTATTGT